TGCGATAAGTTCCTCTTTGTTCAACGTTGAATAACCTTTGATATTACGCTCTTTCGCAATATCTTGCAGTTCTTTAACCGTTAATTCGCTATAGTTAATAGCTTCAGTTTCAACAGGCTTTTTAGGGTGATGTCGTCGTAACATCATCCCCATTAAACATTCCCTCCAAATTTAACGACTTTTGTAGGGTCGTATAAGTACACACCATAGTGCTCATCACCAGTAATAACTGTAGTTTTCTTTAGAATATCACGGTCTTTTTCGATTTCTACATCTCGTTTTAGGTTGATAACGAAAGCGCCATATTTCGCTACATCGTCTGTATCTGTTTCAACAGCAGAAACTTTAACAAGGAATCCTTTTCCTTTTTCTACTTTCTTAGAGCGCACGATTTGAACACCGTGTGTTTCTCCAAATGTTCCAGAAATAATAATGTTCGCACCGATTTCTGAACCACGTACCCATTCTTTAACAGTATCAGCACGTAAATCAATAGCGTCTTTAGGGTTTACGATGGCAACATAGCGAGCGTCTTCTTCATCCTCAAATACTGCTAAAGCTTTATCAAGTGCAGCACCAGTTGTAGGTGCGTCATCAACATATTGTGTTGCTTTTTTAGCCTCAACAACTAAATCGTTGTCCACTTTGTTCGCAATAGCCAATGAAATTTGGCGTGCTGCTTGTCCTAATGGGTCTCCGTAACCAGATAATAAAGCCTCGTCTGTTACTTCGACACCTTTACCAGCTTTCTTGACTGTCATTGTTGATTTGTCTGTAGTTAATTGGTCTGGGACGATTGCTTCACCCTCAGTGATGTCTTTAGCATCTCCAGAATATACCCATTTAGCTACTGTTACAGTGTTTCCTGGTTGTCCTACTAACTCACGCTCAACGTAAGCTAAAGGTGTAAATTTAATCATCTTTGGTAACTTAGCTGAAACCATATCAGCTAGCACCTCTGGGTTTACCATTTGTGCAATTTTAGTTTGTGTCATTTATTTATCATCCTTTCAATTTACGATATAATTCTGGGTTATTTTGCAGTAATTCATTTCTACTTTGATACCCCATTCTGTTGAATTGTTCTTTGGTAATCTCACCAGCCGAAGTGTCTTCCATCTTCTTAGGCGTCTTACCTTTTAGCTTCTCGCCGACCTTTTTATCAGCAAGTTCATTTACTAACGCAACAAAGCCTTCTACAGCCTCCTGCGTGCTCTCTGCGGTATCTTTGACAACTAAGCCTAGGATTTTATCATCAACTGCAATACCGCCCTCAGAAAGCATTTTTGAGGCTTCTCGCTCTAGTCCGCTACGATTGATTTTAGCTTCCAGTTCAGCAATGTAATCAGCTTGTTTCTTACGCTCATACTCAGCTTTCTGATTTTCGTTCATCTCACGTAGCTTTTTTGCTTCGTTCTCCTTAGCTTCCTGCTCTGATTTCCACTTAGCAAATTTCTTGTCGATGATAGCATTGACATCTGCGTCCGTGTATTTCTTCTCGTCTTGCGGTTGTTTTTCAGGTTCTGCAGGTACCTTTTGTTCTTCAACCGTTTCGACTGTTTGTGTTTCTTCGTTCATTTCGAACCTCCTATTTTTAAAGTCGTCCCCGACTGTAATTTCCATAGCTTTTAAAGTCTTCAATGCTTGGACAATAAAAAAACCGTACGGGATTCCATACGGTTAAATTATTTTTTGATATTTCATTTCTCGCTCATTTCTGAGCACAAAAAAAGCACTTAGATTTCTCTAGGTGCTTAAATAACGAATTGCATTTTTGTATTTTTCAACACGGTCGTAGTCTATGTTGGTAACAGATTTCAAGCGTGATAAATCTGAGTTATGTTTCAAATCTGCAAGTTTTACAACTCTTGCTAAATCATTCGATTTCACTTTTTCAAGATATTCTTGATAACTTTGACCTTTTTTCTTTGTCAATATTTGTATTGCCGTAACAACTTCGTTTGGCAAGCCAGCTATCAGCAAATCATCGGCAGTTACATCGCTATCTTCAATTACATCGTGCAGTATAGCCGCAGCCTTTTCCTGTTCAGTCGTGACTTGGCTAGCTACATATAGCGGATGTTGTATGTAATCAACACCTGCTTTATCCACTTGACCTGCATGTGCTTTTTTAGCGATAGCTAAGGCAATATCAATCATGCTACCACCATCCTATCAATATAAGCAAATGCCTCGCTTTCTGAAATTTCTTCAAAATCTGTGAAGTCACCAAAAAATATACGGACATACCAAGATTCGTTTTCTGTCCAACCTTTTTCTGCGCTATATACCGATGTCTCACCTTCACTATAGCGTACAATTTGAGGATGTTCTGTTTTTATGAAAAAATATTTTGTTTCCATACTATTCCACCCTTTCTATATTTTTCGGCACTTTCAATGTTTTACTCAATTTTACCATTTCAGCATCAAGTTTATGTCTCTCTGCTTTAGTTGTTGAGGATAGCCTACGTTTTTCGTACAACTCATGTAACGGACCATTCTTTAAATCAAAACTTTCTTGAGTATGATACTGCATTTCAAAGTTGACACCATCTTTTTCAATAACTGTATTCACGCCTTTATATGGTCCATTTGTTATCCAAGTGTTTTTTACTTTTACAACTCGATACCCCTCTGCAATAAGTTTTTGCTTCATCTTGGAATACTCTTCTGTAAAAGTGTCGGAATCGAAAATGGTTGTGTACCTCAAAGCATCGTTAATTTTACTTGCAGCCTCAGCCGAGCTTATATTTTCAACCTGGCTATCTGCTGTAATTTTACGAGCTAACGACTCAGCTGTCTTCTTTCGAAATTCAAGACCAGCCAATTGATTTTCTCCAGCAATCCGTTGCATATCGCTTGTAATTTTCGGCTCTGCTTTCGAAATCTTAGACAACAGTTGCCCGCTATAGAATCTTGCTTTAGTTTCCCTTGTATCTTGATTATACATCTTTCCACTGTCTTCAGCAATATACTTGCTAGATTGGTTTTTATTATTCATATCAGCATGTAAAAACTCTTCATCTCTGCCTACGCGCTTTAAATCTATCAAAAAATGCGGTACTGTCGTGCACCGACAGTTAGGATGAAATGGTGGTGCGTTCAACGCTGGAACCATTTCTGATACTTTGAAGATTCTACCATTGAACGGTTGGCAAATCTGACACGCTTTTAACTCGGTCATGATTTCAAACCATTCAACATCATTCGCTTCATAGTTCGATTTTTGCGCCTCGGAATATACCCTTGCTGATTCTGTCACTGCTAACCGTCTAGCGTATCCATAGGAAACATCAAACTCTTTTTTTAGACTGTTAATCAAAACGTTTGTGCCTTTACCTCTCAAAACTGTATCGGCAACGCCTTTCTTAACAATGTTTCTCAATTCGTTCTGTCTTTCCCAAACCCTAGACGACCACGTTGCGTCTTCGAAATTGGCGTAAACGATAGAGTCAGCAGACACTTTTGAAGATTCAAAACTTCCGAGTGTCATATTCAAGACACCAGCACTAAACAGATTTTCACGTCTGATTGATTCAATCAAGTGCTTATCAATGATTTCAAACTCACTCAAAGCTAAATCATACTGGTGCAACTTGATATTCGCTTGTAACACTTCAAGACGGCTAGTTTTCATTTTTAAGTTGTAAAGTTTCAACAAGTCGTTTTCCGCTTTTGTAAAATCTTTACTTGTAACCTGCTTTCCACGTTCTCTCAAACGATTAGCGCGCTCGACTAACTGCTTAGCTTTAAACCCGACATTAACCATATCAAGACTATCTGCTCGTTGCTTAGCTTGTAATTTTGTGATGCCTTCGCTATCAGCATACTTTTGCCAGAAACTATCGATTTCTTTTTGAATGTTGTTAGCGTGTTGTTGATAGACTCCCTGCAATTGATAAGCTACTCTCTTATCCGCTAGCTCTCTTGCTTTTTCCTCAGCTCGATATCTATCTTCCCAGTATTCGTTATTCAACATCGGCTATAACCTTCTCACTCTCGCTCAACTCAGCGTCTGAGTAGATTTTTTGTTTTTCCAAACGAGTCTCAAGGTCGCCCATCGCCTCTTCCTCTTTTTCCATTCTTTGAATTTCTTTCTGCGGATCATCAATGATAGATAGCACAGACAACTTAGTTTCCTCAGATACTTGTCCAGATAATTGTCCTACAATCTGTGCCTCTTCAAGAATGTTTCGTGGCACGTTTCTAGTAAATGAGTATGACAATCCTGTCCATGCGTCCTCGTAAACAGTAGTTAATGGAACACTAAATACAATTTGATACAAACGGTTAAATGCGGATTGCATCTTTCTGTCTTTCATTCGAGCAAGATTGTCCATAGCCTGTAATTTGAAAGCTAAAGCCGTACCAGACGAGTTACCGAACTCAGACTCAGA